TTACTATGAATTTTAAATCTGAAATGGCAGATGCATATCAAACAGAAAAACCAGCTCCTACAATGCCGCTAGCTACAAAAGGCATTAACGGCGAGCCAGTAAATATGAACAATGAAGGTGTTGCGACTGCAGTTAAAGCAATGACGAAAGATTATTCTGCATTAATGAAAGCTATTGATAAGAAAAACGGAAAAATGGGAATTAATAAATAATGGCAAGAACAATATACCAAATAAAGCCAATTGATGTAGGAGCACAGCGTGGTGTAGGTATTCTATTACCTATGAATAAATCTGCGCATGCTAATAGTCCTAATTTGAATTCATTATTCAATCAAAGTGAAACGTTAGGACAAAGTTATGATGCTGGGCCATCAAATGGTGGTAGTGTTTTTGCGCAATCATATTCAACTGAAGAACAAGCGATTAGTAATCTTAAAAATTTACTATTAACATCACGTGGTGAACGTATAATGCAACCAACATTTGGGACTAGAATACGTGAAGCTGTATTTCAACCTAATAGTATTAATCTTCAAGAATTTATTAATGAAACATTGACAGAATCAATTAATAAATGGTTGCCATATATTAATATAAATTCTATAGATGTAACACGTCATATTGATCAACATATATTTTATATAAGATTAAATTTTTCAGTGACCGAAGTAGGCGCTAATCGTGTTATTGTAATAATGACAAATGAAGAAAATGTACAAATTGTAACAGAAGCTCAAATTCCAACCGGACTTGTTGCAGTTGATACATTCGGTGATGAATTTGCATCCGGAGCATATTAAAGGAGATAATTAATGGCAGAAATGATAAAAAAAGATGTTAGATATTTAGGTAAAGATTTTGCACAATTTAGACAAAATTTAATAACATTTGCTAAACAATATTTTCCAGGGACATATCAAGATTTTAATGAATCATCGCCTGGTATGATGTTTATTGAAATGGCGTCTTATATAGGCGATGTATTATCATTTTATTCTGATCAGAATTTTCGTGAATCATTACTAACTAGTGCACAAGAAGATTCTAATATTATAGCATTATCTCATTTATTTGGATATAAACCTAAAGTAGGAACACCGGCACAAGTAAAGTTAGATGTCTATCAATTAGTACCAGCAATAGGCACTGGAACAAGTATTGCACCAGACTACCGGTATGCATTATCTGTAAAATATGGCATGACAGTTGAAACAGAAGATGGCGTTGTATTTCGAACTCAAGAAAATATAGACTTTAATGATGATCCTGATGTATCTGTGTATGAACTTAATGGTAGTGGAGAACCAACTAGATTTACATTAAAGAAACAAGTTTCTGCGGTATCTGGTGAAGTCATTATTGAGCAGTTTACATTTGGTGACCCAAAGCAATATGATAAAATTTTATTACCAGAACATAATGTATTAGAAATATTATCTGTAGAAAGTGATTCTGGATATGGATGGCAACAAGTAGATTATTTAGCACAAGATACTGTATTTGAAGATATTGCTAATATTCCATTTAATGATCCAGAGTTATCTGAATTTAGATCAACAGTGCCTTATATATTAAAATTACGTAGAACACCTAGAAGGTATGTTGCTCGAATAAGAGGAGACCTTCGAACAGAATTACAATTTGGAGCAGGAATTTCGTCAGATGCAGATGAAGAAATCATTCCAAATCCAAAAAATGTAGGCGCCGGCTTAGAATATTTACGTAGAACGACTACATCTGCCATTGACCCGTCAAATTTCTTAGCAACGAGTACATATGGATTAGCACCAAATAATGAAACTTTAACTATTACATATACAGTAGGAGGAGATGTATCTGAAAATGTTCCTGCAAATACATTGACAGTATTAGGAGATGTGACATATTTAAACGATGTTCATTCTGTAGATTTAGATGACACAAAAGCAACATTAGCTGTAAATAATCCAGAACCAGCACATGGAGGTAATAAAAGAGAAAGTATAGAAGCAATTCGACAAAATGCAATATCAGCATTTGCAGCACAAAATAGAGTTGTAACGAGAGAAGATTATATAGCTAGATGTTATGCAATGCCAGCCAGATTTGGTACTATTGCAAAAGCATATGTAATACAAGATACTCAACAAGATACAATGGATCAAATATATCCAAGAGATACTTTACCTAATCCTTTGGCAATGAATTTGTATTGTTTAGGATATGATGTAAATGGTAATTTTACAGCATTAAATCAAGCACTTAAAGAAAATCTACGTACTTATATTTCTAATTTTCGTATGTTGACAGATGCAGTTAATATTAAAGCTGCACATATTGTTAATATAAAAATTAATTTTGATGTTATACCAAAACCTAATTTTAATTCAAATGAAGTTATCTTAAGATGTGTTGATAGATTAAAAGTATTATTTCATAATGATAGGATGCAAATTAATGGCAGTATAAATATATCTCAATTAATAGCCGATTTAGATAGTTTAGATGGTGTACAAAGTATTCCAAACATTAACATAGAAAATGTGTTTAGTACATCATATTCAAATGTCGAATATGATCCAAATATGGCTAGTAAAAATAATATAATATATCCGTCATTAGATCCTATGATATTTGAAGTAAAATATCCGGATACAGATATAAAAGGAAGAGCAATTAAGCCATAGGGATAAATTATGTATAGAATATATTATGCAGAACGCGATACGACATTGTATGAAAAAAACCCAGAGCAGAACACTAGTATTGATGAAATATTAGAGTTATCAAAAATAGCATCTGGTTCTCGTGCATTTGAAAATGGAACAGATTTAGGAGTTCAAGGTAATACATATAATTCTAGAATCTTAATCGATTTTGGTTCTCAGATAACAACGTTATCATCATCTATTTCAGCTGGCGATATACCTTTATTAAATAATACTAATGCAAAATCTGCATCTGCATTTTTAAGTTTAAGAGCATCGGATGCATCTGATTTATTATCTTCATATTCTATAGAAGCATATGCAATATCACAATCTTGGGAAAATGGAAATGGTACATTATCTGACCGTCCCAGAAATAAAATAGGATCATCATGGTATTACACTTCTGGTGACGCAGTAGCCGGCACGGGAGTTTATTGGAACACTGGCTCTGCTCATAGTCATTTAACATCACAAGGAGCAACTGAAATATTTGGAGGAGGCGCTTGGATAACTGGATCTGGATATTCATCTAGTCAGTCGTTTCAAAATGAATCACCAGATTTAAGATTAGATGTTACAGATATTATAAAAAATCTTGTAGATAGTAATATCACAAATAATGGAATAATAATAAAAAGGCCATACGTAGATGAAATATCTGGTAAGGTGTTTGGTTCAATAAAATTCTTTGGTAGAGAATCTCATACAATATTTGTTCCAAAATTAGAAATATGTTGGGATGATAGTAGTTTAACTAGTACTAATGAAATAACATCTAATACATATGTTCCATATATTAAAAATATTAAGTCAGAATATAGGATTACTGATATTGCGCGATTTAGAGTAGGAGTAAGACCAGAGTTTCCAACTAAATCATATACAACATCATCGTTTTATTTGACGGGAGATAATCTTCCGGCATCAAGTTCGTACGAAATTTTAGATTCAGTAACTAATGATATTATTGTTAAAGATGAAAATATATTTGGTAATTCTAAAACAAAAATTTCTAATGATACCGATGGAAGTTACTTCGATATACGTATGGATGCATTTATGCCAGAAAGATATTATAAAATAAAGTTAACATGTAGAAGAACAAATGATACTCAAACATTTGACGACTTTTACTTTAAAGTGGTAAATTAATATGTCGACAGAAGAAGAAAATGAATTAGGTCAAGATTCTCAAGAAGAGAATGTTGATGCAAATTGGGATGGTGTACGACAAGCTGCATTAATTGAAATAATGCAGTCATTATATCCAGACTCTCAGACATATGCAAACGGACAACTTTTAACAGAAAATCTTTCAGGAACAGAAGATGAATCAGATGTTCCAGGAAATACAGAGCCACCGATAACAGAGAAAAATCCTGAAGGCGTTTATCAAATTGAATTAGATGTATCTGGCAGTAACGTTTTATTCAATAGTGATACTTATTTGAAGTTCGATCGAATTGCTTCAATCGAACCGGCTGATTTAGAAGTGTTTGACGAATATGTTAATGACATATTTACGTTTTTTGAAGCAGAGCCAGATGAAGAAGAGGAAGAAGTTCCATTGCCTATAGAAGATGGAGTTTTTATTGCCTCTAAAAATATACAAACATCCGATGTACATGCACTTTATCTAGAAGATGGTCCAGCTGCACGAATATCTGCAAATGGGTCTGACCCAGACATGTTCTTTGTTCTTTATCTAGATAATGGACAAGCACGTCCTATACCAAATTATCAAACATTAGAAGTAATGTTAGTAGAGCACCAATTAGAGTATGGCGATATACGAGATGCTAGCCCTGAAGATGCTACAAGATATAATATTGATAGTTTTAAAGCTTATGCTATATATGAAACAAGTCGGATGCCGGATCGATATCCAGATTGGAATTTGACAATCCGATTCAACTCCGGATATAAACCTGTTGAACCATTTGTAAGAGATCCAGGAGATTATTTTATAGGAGATAATGAAAATTTACAATTAAGTGATCTTGGCACACCTTATGACAATTTAGCATATAGTGGTCAAACTGCAAAAGAAGCACTTAGAGATCAATTTGAAAATAAAATGATATGTTTGAATGCATCTTTTAACGACGAAGGCAACCTTGTAGGAGCCGATATTAATGCAGTACGTATTTTAATAAATGGGTATTGGAAATTGCCAATCGAACTAAAAACTTATCGATATTATAATACACTTAACGGCTATAATGTTCCTGCACCAACCGAAAATCAACATATTAATTTTTTAAATGAATTTCGAAAAGCAGGTGCATTAACAATATTAAATGATACAGGAACCGATTCGCCTGTATGGAATGATTTTGCTCATATTGCTGGAGCTAACACATTAGATGAAGTTGAATATCAAGATTATATTAGTAGTACTGATGGCGGTGATATATTTGATAAAGAATATTTAACTCCGTATGAACCACGTGGGTCAGTTAAATATTATAGTGCAGGCGTAACTAGTCAATTAGCTGAAGAAGCATTAAATGATATTCAAGATCTTTCAGATCAAGCCGAACAACAACAAACTTTAAATAATGTATGGAATAATTTATATGATGATATAATAGCATTATATTATGATGTCAATGCAAAAAGGAATGCTTTAGAACAAGCCTCAAATGATGGAAATATTGACTATACTCCTCAAATAGACGAATTATATAATGATGTACTTGATATGTTCCAATCGCCAGGCATTCCTGATTCAAGTAATGGAGATTGGAAACTTAAAAAGAATGGAGATAATAAACGACGTGATGGTAATATATTTTACACATTAAAGAAATTACCAAATTCTGGAGAAAATGCTGTAGAGAATATTTATGGAGAGGTTCGACAATCAGATAGCGGAAATTATATAGGATTTGGTAGATTCTTTAGTCACCGAATGTTTATACCTGCAGATAGATGGTGGTCTTCATCTAATTTTAAATTAGAAAGATTTGAATCAAGCACATATATCAAATATGCATTAGGAGTGATTCCTAATTTAATAGGTTCAAGTATCATACATACATCTTTCAGTATTATAGACGATTTTCAAAATTCAGATACAAATACAACAGCTCAATTAAATATAGTAGATAGTATTTATGATAGTGTTCAACAATTGTTTGTTGATTATGAAGAAATGGATGAGGGAATAGTATATGCATCATTTGATGATTCCGGTAATATACAAGGACCGGCGGGCGATATGTTAAACAGATATACAGAATTAAGAAATACATTAGAATCATTACAACCATTAACATATCCTTCTGAACGAGCTATAGTTATATTTAATGCAATGAAGCGAGCATGGGTATTACGTGCATATCGATATTTAAATTTAATACGTAGAGAGGTAACGAATTGGGATAATAGATATAGTTTGCGATGGTCAAATTCGTCAATTAGTGCAATTAAAAAATACATACCAGAATTTAATGATACTGAACGATTTTTTAGAGACCTAGGTAGTACTAATGATGACGCAATGGAAGAATGTAATGAATTATATATAGGAGAACTTAACACAGTATATGATTTAGTCACTGAGGTGCTTGGACTACAAGATATGCGTAGTGCAAATCCACCATGGTGGCATGATACAAAAGTTAACGGTGAAAGTGTTCCTCCTGATCCAGATGATATAGTAAATCAGCCTAGGCCAACATTATGATAGTTAATAAAAGGATAGAATAGATAATGTCGTTAGATAGATTTGTAAATAAAGAAGATTTGCTCAATAAGGTAAATCAAAGTCCACCTAATAAGTGGTCAGAAGCATTACAGGCATCTGGACTATTAACTACATTTAATGCTAATAAAACGTTCCTCGACATGAACTTCAATGATACAACCGGTGCATCAGCCAATATTGAAGCTCATCTTTATACAACAAATAATGGTTCTTATATTGATAGTGTTTATAATTTACCAATAATTTATGATAGTACTAAACCATTAGGTGGTACAATACATGTCGACACCAAAGCCTTTGCAGAACAATTATCAGTTCGAAGTGGAAATTATCTAGTTGTTTTTAATCTACATAAACCATTTGACTTAACAGGAGCATGGGATAATCCAGCATTTAATGTTATGGAAATATCACCAGATCGTACAGAATTATATCTACGAGCAAATCCTAATTATTCTCAATATCAAGAATTAATTGATATGAGAGAATCATATATAGGTAATCCTATGATAGATTACCAACAACAGAGTGGTAATATAGTTATAAATTTTGGAAAGGGTCGTATAGGAACAATTGTAAATCAAGAAGTATGGACAGAGTCAGATAGCCTAGTAGTTAAATTACTTAAACCATTAGACCAAGATGTTACTGAAGATGACAAATGTTGGATCGAATGGGAGCTGGCCGATTCTTTAATTGCATTTATACATGTTGCTGTTAAAGATGATTCAATGGTGATTCAATTACGATCACCTAACTTTGATGCCAATCAAGAATACAATACTATTACCGAAACTGATTTCCAAAATTTTTCAGAATTATTAGGATCTTCAACAACAACTTCTGAACAAATAATTCAAAACATGTTGAGCGGATCTTTCGCCGGAAGTCCAATTGGTGTAGATTATTCAGGATTACAAAATTTTGTATTTTATTCATCTGCAGCAGAACGATTAGCTAATTTTAAATATAAAATTCAACAAATAGAATTTTATGATGAACAATTAAATTTATTAAATGATGCAACACAAACTTCTGAAGTAATTGTTGATAAACAAAATGCATTAACTAGACGTACTAATATTATTGGGTCATTTGATGGATTTGAAAAATGGCTATATAATGAACCAACTTCAAGTTTATTTACACATCAGACAGTATATGATAATGCACATGAAAGCGGAAATCCTACCAGATTAGAAGGAGGATTGTTAGGATCAGATGTGTATCAAATTCAACCATATCCTAAATTTTTATCTTCTAGTTATGGTAGTGGAGAATATGTTGTACATCATTCTACATCAAGTATTGCCGAAACATGGTATAGTGGATTTATGTTAACAGCATCTCTTTATGATGAATTAAATGATAAATCTTTAATAAAAATACTACCAGAACATATTAGGCAAGATTCAAACAACAATCAGTTTGAGTTGTTTGTACATATGATTGGACAACATTTTGATATTTTATATTCTTATGCAGATGCATTGGCAAGAACATATCATCCGATTGAACATCCTAAATTAGGTCATACAAAAGTCT